AATAGATTTGTTTTTATAGCAGCGTGTGTTGCTGTGAACGCAGCGAGACGCTTTCAAGAACCCGGCCATGGAGCCGGGTTTTTTGTTCCTACTTATAAGCCCTGCCATTGAGCAGGGCTTTTTCGTTTTCGGCCCCATGCCTGACTCTTTGCTTCGCGCGGATGACAGTGACATGGAGGCCGAACCTATTTGAGGGCAACAGATGAATACAGAGCATCAAGCTCTCGCCGATGTACCCCTTTGGCTGTTGATATTGCTGAGCATGGCGGGGTTGTCTGGGGAGATGCTCAGAGCATCAGGCAGCAACCTTGGTCTTCGGCAGATCCTGCAGCGCGTAGCTCTGCGATTTCTTGCATCTGGCCTGTTGGGTATGGCGACTCTGCTGCTCGCAATGGCGCTTTGGAGCAACCTGTATCTGGCAGCCGGACTAGGCATCGTCATCGCAGTTATAGGTGCCGATGTCGCGGGTGGCCTGTACACGCAGTTTTTGGCTAGAAAGGCGGGAGTTAACGTCCCACCGGCAGGGCGCAATGTGAGCGGTCAGTAGAGCTCTGGGCGGAGAGGCGCAATGTTTAAAATAGGCTTTGGATTGGATTCAGCGCCTCTTCTGTGGGAGCTGGACGATATCGCCCGTCGGCAGATGCCGTTCGCGCAGATGCTGACCGCGACCCGGCTGGCTCAGCGGGTCCAAAAGGGCATGCTGCCGGTGATGAAGGCGCGACTTGATCGGCCGACACCGACCACGCTGAACAGCCTGTTTGTGAAGGTAGCCACCAAGAACAATGCCGCCCAGGTGTACTTCAAGGATTCATGGGCATCAGGTGTGCCCGCCGATGCTTATCTACAGCAGGCGGTCAGCGGCGGCATTCGGCCCCACAAACGTTTCGAGAAGGCGTTGATCGCTCGCGGCATCATGCAGGCCAGCGAATACGCGGTGCCCACTGCACCATTTATGAACCAGTATGGAAACGTGTCGCGCGGCACCATGACCAAGATCCTGTCGGGGTTGGGCGCGGCTGAGACACGATCAGGCTATCAGTCCAACGCCACGGGCAGCAAACGAAGCAAGCGCAAGGGCAATGCCCATCGCTTCTTCTCCGGTGAGGTTGATGGCACGCGGGCAGTGTGGGAGCGCAAGGCGGTGGGCAAGGGCGATGAGGTTCGTCCGGTCTTTGTCTTCAGTGCGTCGGCCCCGCGCTACCGCGTCATTTTCCCGTTCTTCAAGATCGGTCAGAACATCGTAAAGGCACATCACGCTGCCGAGTTCGCCCAGGCATTCGCCGATGCGCGGGCGACGGCTCGCTGATCGGGCGTCGAGGCTGCGAAATGTCGAAAAAAGAGGCCTTCCGTGCGCTTTTTCGCTTGACAGGGGGGTGGGGGGCAAATCCAAAAGGTACTCCCGGACCCCACCCCCATAGGGGGTAATTCGGGCCCCGCTTCTTCGTTATGTATGACCCATTTTCAGAGGTTGGTTGTTGTGTAGTTATGGCTAATCCATCGATCACTCGTAAGCCTGAATGGCTAAACAAATCCCGCATGGCTGAAAGCCTGGGTATCACGACGCAGGCCTTCGATAAATGGGGGGTCGTGGCCGTTGCTAAGATCGGTCGCGAGTCCTTTTATGACGTCCGGTCAGTGGTCGATAACCGCCTTCAACACCAAACCGGAAAGCAACAACCTGGCTCCGAAGAAGTCGATCCTCTCATTGGTTACAAGATTGATTGCGAGCGCCTGCGGCTGACCCGAGAGCAGGCCGACGCCCAGGCACGAAAAAACAAGATCGGCGACAAGGAGCTTGTCCCGGTCGGTTTCATGATTTTCGCGCTCTCCAGTTTGTCGGCGCAGTTGGCCTCAACCCTGAACACCATCCCCAAGAGCGTGAAGCGCAAGCACCCCGATATCGCCGTGCGTCACCTTGATGCGGTCGAAACCGAAATTGCCGTTACGCGTAACGCTGCTGTCGGGTTGGCTGACCGCATACCGGAGCTTTTAGATGAGTACATCGCCACCGTGGATGAGGCCACTGGTTGACGCTGTCCGGCGCGGGCTGAAAAGCCTTCAAAAAGATGCTCCCCTGACAGCGGTCGAGTGGGCAGACAAGTATTTCTACATGTCTTCGGAATCCTCCTACGGGGAGGGCAAGTGGACGACTGCAGCCTTTCAGGTGGCCTTGCTCAATGCAATGGGCAACGACCTGATCGAAGAACTGAACCTGCTGAAATCGGCACGGGTTGGCTACACCAAGATGTTGGTGGCGAACATCGCCTACAAGATCGAACACAAGAAGCGCAGCGTCTGCATGTGGAGTCCGACCGACGACGACGCCAAAGACATCATGAAAAAGCACGTCGACCCGATGATTCGCGACGTGCCGGTGATCAAGGCGTTGGCGCCTTGGTGCGGAAAGAAACACGGCGACAACACCCAAGAATCCAAGGTGTTCGAAAACCGCAAGGTGCTGTGGTGGCTGGGCGGCACCGCCGGCGGTAACTACCGGGAAAAAAGCCCGGATGAAGTCGGCTATGACGAGCTGTCGAACTTCGATGAAGACATTGACGGCGAGGGGGCGCCGACCTTCCTGGGCGACAAGCGTCTGGAGGGTGCGACTTACCCTAAGTCGATTCGCGGTTCCACGCCCAAGCTGGCCGGCACTTGCCAGATCACCCGGGCGGCCGAGGAATCGGCTTACCTGATGCGCTTTCACATTCGCTGTCCGCACTGTCGCACTGAGCAGACGCTGAAGTGGGGCGGGCCGGATGAGCCGTTTGGCATCAAGTGGCTGAAGGATGAACGCGGCGAGGTCGTCAAGGCTTGGTATCTGTGCGAATCCGGTCACGGCTGCACGTTCGAACATCATGAGATGATCGAGGCGTCAAATTCGGGCCGCTACATCTGCGAGAAAACCGGCATTTGGACGCGCGACAGCATCGAGTGGTTCGAGGCGGACGATACGCCGATGCGCACTCCGCGCCGGCTGACCTTCCATATCTGGACGGTGTATTCGACGTTTACGACGTGGGTAAAGATCGCCGACGAGCGGGTCAAGGCCGGTAAGGACCGGGGCAAGCTCAAGACGTTTACCAACACCACGTTGGGCGAGACATGGGAAGAAGACCAGACCGAGAAAGTCGACTGGGAGCTGCTGCACGCTCGGCGTGAGGTATACGCCGCCCAGGTGCCGCCGCGCGTGGTGGTCTTGACCGGTTCGATCGACACCCAAGACGACCGTTATGAGCTTCGTGTGTGGGGCTGGGGCGCCGGCGAAGAAGCGTGGTTGATCGACCGCAAGATTCTGTACGGCGACCCGGATAGCGCGGTTCTCAAACGCAAAGTTGGGCGAGAGCTGCACCGCATGTACACCCGTGCAGACGGCGTGAAAATGCGGGTAGAGCGTTGGTGCTGGGACTCCGGCGGCCACCACTCGGACGCTGTACGGGCCGAAAGCCGCAAGCATGGCGTTCATTGGGTGATCCCGATTTTCGGGGCAAGCACCTACGGCAAGCCGATTGCGAGCTTTCCGCGTCGCAAGGAAAAGAAGTCGAAAACCTACCTTACAGAAATTGGTACCGACAACGCCAAAGAGGTGATCTACAACCGCCTCAAGCTACAGCCGGACGGCAATCGACCGGTTCCGGGTCTGGTGCATTTTCCTGCCGACGACCAGATCTGCGACGGCGACGAGCTGAAGCAGCTCACCAGTGAAACCAAGAAATGGATCATGGCCAGAGGGCGCCGCGTGCTTCGCTGGGATGCCAGCAAGAAGCGTAACGAGGCGCTCGACTGCTTTGTGTACGCCCTGGCGGCGTTACGGATCAGTCAGGAGAAATTCGGCCTCGATCTGGAGTATCTGGCGCGTCAGAACTCGGCAGCGAGTGACGAGTACGAGCAGGACGAACCAGACGAGAAGGACGAGCCAGACGAAGCGATCGACCTTGACGAGCCACGCGCACCGGCCTCCGAGCCAGAGCCTGAGCCAGCACCGGCCCCGATCCAACCTCAACCAGACCACCAGCCTGCCGCCGGCGGCTGGATTGATACAGGAGCGAGCGCATGGCTGCGTTAACACCTCAGGAAATGCTTGATAAGTACATGCAAGCCGAGGCGGACGTGCTGGCCGGCAAGGACGTGCAGTTCAACGGCCGGCGTGTCGTCATGGCGGATCTGCCGCAAATCAGACAAGGCCGGATGGAGTGGGAGCGGCGTGTAGCCCAGGTGCAGCGCGGAGGGCGCCCGGGTTTTTCCCTGGCGTCGTTTGAATGAACCTGCTGGACAAGGCCCTTGCGCCGCTGTTTCCCGGCATGGTTGCCGAGCGGTTGCGCGCGCGTAACGTGATCATGGCCTTTGAAGCCGCCACGGTGACACGCACGCACAAGGCCAAGAAGCAAACCAAAAGCGCAGATGCGTCGCTGAACAAAACGCTGAAATCGTTGCGTGAGCAGTGCCGCAAGCTGGACGAAGACCACGACATTGTCACGGGGCTTTTTGATCGTCTGGAAGAGCGTGTGGTGGGCGGCCCGGGTATCGCGGTAGAGCCGATTCCGCTGGGGTACGACGGCGCAATCCACGCCAAGTTTGCAGCGGCGGTGAAGGCTCTGTGGGGCGAGTGGTCGCTCAAGCCGGAGACATCCGGCGAGTTGACCCGGCCGCAAATGGAGCGGCTCATGTGTCGCACCTGGCTGCGTGATGGCGAGGGCTTGGCGCAGATGCTGATGGGCAAGGTGCCCGGCTACGACCATCTGCACGGCGTGCCGTTTGCGCTGGAGCTGCTGGAGC